TACTGTAACAATATAAGGAAGAGCATAATCTTCTTCTATTTCTAAATAACAATGTTGTTCTAGTAATGTATACTGTGGATCATTTGTTCCTGTTGGAGACATTCCAATAATCGTATCCATCTTAGAAGAAAAAGATGTAGGTTCTGGATTTGTTGCTTCAGGTAATTCTATATCTCTATAGATACCTGTACGTATATCTCTTGCTATATCTACAGGACTTCTATAGATAACATGTGTGTATCTATCTGCTTTACGTAGATTAGATGCGTAGTATGATACATAGAACTGATCAATAGGAACAAACTCAGATACTGGTCTTTTAAGATTAGCATCATAATATACTTTCTTAAAGGCTGATCCTATTAATGGTAAATGGAATAACATTCTTTCCATCTCATCAAAGTACTCAGGCATCTGTTCTGTTGTTTGATAGTTCATAAAGTCTTGTACACGATTAGATTGGTCTTCTCTTTCAGGAGTAGACTTTCCTACTATCTGTGTTTTAACTGGACCTGCAGGTGGGAATAACTCTTGTATAGCTTTAGCTTGAAACTTAACAGCAGATTCTATTAACATTGGATGGACAGCTGTACATGCCCCTTCAAAAGGTTCTGATGTTTCTTGTATCTTTAATCCTAGAAGATCAAATCCTTTTTCAAACATAGCTTCCCAGTCAGCACGAGATTCTTTATCTGATGTATAACTATCTATAACATTTGCTGCTACGTCTTCTTGTTCTTGCTCATCTAACTTATCTGTAATATCTCCATACCACTCTTGGAGTTCTTCTTCAGCTTCCATTTCTATAGTTGTTTCTGTAAAGTCTACAGTAACACCACCATCATCTTCAGCAAAAAAAGAAGGACCTTCTCCTTCTTCCATAACTTGTGGCATATCTATTACATTAGAAATTTCTTCTGGTATCTGTTCAAAGGGATTACGTTCTGTAGCCATTATATCTGTCCACCCTTTTTAAATTTATATTTATATGTAGCTGATGCAGATCCTTTACCTTTACCAGGACTGTAATTAACTTCTCCAGTAACAGAGTGTGCACCACTTTTATATTCTGCTGTGCCTTTTACTTTAGAACCTTCTAAAGGTTTCTTTTTTAAAACACTACTATGTTTGACATAACCTTGTAAATCAAAATTAATCTTATCACCAGCTTTAGCATCATACTTTAATTTTGTTTTTGTTGGTTGAAATTTTACTTTTGTTCCCATATCTTATATCTCTCTCTCTTCTAATATATGTTAGGTATACACTATTATAACACTAAACTCTCCAGTAAGCAAGTTTTTTCTCTCTGGGTTCGTCAGCCCACTCAGGATCTTCAGGATGTTGTAGATGCCAAGACTCTTTCATGTAGTGTATAGCCATGGTCATTGCATCTACTTGGTCATCATGTGCAGCATTTGGAAAGCGTAACATCTCTTCTAGAAGATCATCTGACCACTTCTTATTTCTAGGTAGCCATACTTTACCAGACTCCATCATAGGTGTAGATGCATAGACTCTACTAACTTTATCTCTGTCAGGTAAATATTCTAGTACAGGAATACCAGCTCTACGCATATCTTGTATCAATGATTGTCCTGATGCTTTCTTCTCTACCATACAGACATCAGGTCTATGTTCTTGATATAGCATTTGTGTCATACGTCTTAACTCAGGGTATTCAAACCTTCCTTTAATGTTTCCTAGTAGAATAAGATTCCCTTGATAGGATTCATATCCTTCTTCATCTTCGTCATACATAGAGAATATGCCCCATGTTTGTATTACTGAATAATCTGCTGTAGTTTTTGTAGAGAAGGCTGTATCATAAGTCTGTATGATAAAGTCACATGGAGGTGGTTCAGCTTGATCCCACCATTTAATCCACTTCTTCTTTATGAGACCTCCTTCGTCTGGTGTAGGGTCCTGCATATATAAGGCGTTCCAATATCTTGCACCATTGGCAGCTTTAATCTCATGTTCATCTACCTTTAAGACTTCTTCTGGTTTCCATTCAGGGAAATAACTTGATCCTACTGGGAGATCTAAGAGTTCTGCAGCTTCTTCGTCTAACCAGGCAGGTATACGTACAACATCCCAGGGTATTACTTGATAATCTCCTGCATTGTCCTCTTGTTTTAGTAACCATCCACACAGATCATCATAATGATACCTTGTATTAATGATTAATATAGAACCATTAGGCATGATACGTGTTCTTAGTCCTGCTGGGTACCATTCTTTAACATATCGTCTTCCTGCTTCAGAGTATGAGTCTTCTTCTGACATGACATCATCAAGGATCGCAATGTGTGCTCCTCTTCCTGCAATCTGGGATCTAACTCCTGCAGCATAATACTGTCCACCTTTGTTTGTCTTCCATTTTCCTGCTGCTCGTACATCTGATCGTAGGGACACTCCCTTGAAGACATCTTGAAACTCTTCAGTATTGACAATATCCCTGACAGAACGACCAAAATCACTTGATAGCTGGTCACTATGGGAAACAGTAAGTATCTCATGTTCTGGATTCCTTCCTATATACCATGCTGGAAACAATTTAGAGCAGATAACAGACTTAGATGAACGTGGTGGTAGGAAAACCATGAGACGTTTTATGTCTCCTCGCTCTAATTGTAGTAATTTTTCTGATATTACTTCAATATGTTTACCCATCTTAAAGTCTGACACAAGCATAGGAGCCATTTGTCTAACAAAAGTTATAAAGTCATCTTTAGATTCCTGTACAACCTTTAAGTTTAACAAGTTATCCAGGAGTAACATAGTGTTTGTCTCTGGATTAGTCTCTATAGTCTCTATAGTTTCTATAATATTATTATCCTTATAGTATATTGTTATGTTTTATTATAATTATTAACAATTAATAACAAAGATATTAAGTACTTAATCTTTATATCTATATAATATATATAATTATACAGACTCTCCACCTAAATGTCAAGTCTTTTTTTAATTATTTTTTATTATGGTGATATTGCCTGGTATTTTTTGTAAATATATTTCATACCTATTATATATATATACTCTAGTGTGTATTTTTGGGGTGGGGTATAGTCTATAGAGACTATAAAGTGTATCTATCCCTTAAGGGATACCTTAGTCTGCCTAATTATTAAGCAATCTAAGTAGATTGCCTAGATTTTAAGCAGGTTGTTGCCTAAAGTTTAAGCAATCTAAGTAGATTGCCTATTTATTAAGCAGATTGTTTAGAATATTTCATCTCAAGAGAGTCTCTTGTGGCAATTATCTTGCACCAAGTAAGTTCTTGGAAGATGGTGAAGTCGTTGCTGACCTTTACTATTTTACCTTAATACTACTTACTTACGTAAGTATTAAGGTTAAATAGATTAGGAAGTTTTGATGAGATTTTTGGAGTTGTTGATGAACCTTGAAGATGAAGATTCTTTCTATCGAAGCCTTGACATTTTGAAACCTTTAATATATATACTACTCCTTACTTACGTAAGTAGTATATATAATAACAATAACTTTTGGAGATTGCATTATGACAAAACATTATAACGATTTTGGACTTAACAAAATTACCATGACATCAGAAGAGTTTCTAAGAAATACTTCAGCTTACCAATGTAACTATGGTGATGGAACTAAAAACTACTACGAAGTAGATGGCGAAGTTGTTGAGGTAAAAATCACAGCTTAATATATATACTACTGACTTCTTAGGAAGTAGTAGATATAATAACTATAACTAAATTGGAGATTAACATGGCTAAAGTTATCAACGTAAACCTTACTCAAGAAGGAAGCACTCTTGCTTCAATGAAGACTACTGTCGATACTGTTTGGGCAGTCAATAAGTATGAATGTTGTCTTGATGGTTTTGATACTCAAGAGTTTCTAAAAGCTCTCAATGAAGGAGAGTTTGGAAGTGATTATGTTTTCTTTGATGATAAAGCTAAAGCTTTAGTTTTTCTGAAAGAATGTCATGATAAACTTCTTGAATATGAAGAGTCTTCTAAAGAAGATTATCTTCAAGATGATGATGACTACGAAGATGGAATATTATAATAATAATATTAATGGTGGGCGAGGTTGATAGCCTTGCTCACCTTAATTTAATAAATTAAATTGGAGATTAAAAATGTTTAAACTTTTAGATGAAATAATGGGTACTAGTGTTGGATTATTATACACAGGTGGTCTTATGATGTTCTTTGGAACAATAGCACTCCTTGCGTCATTATCAGTTAGTTTCTTTGGACTAACTTTCATTCTCACAACAACTGTTTTTCTAGGCTTAATAATGATGGTTCTAGGATTTATGGGCGTTGGTGAGTAACTTAATATATATACTACTGACTTCTTAGGAAGTAGTAGATATAATAACTATGGAGAACAAAATGATTACTGAAAAGCAACAAGCAAGACATGATATTGATGTTTGTAAAGCATCTTTGAGAGCAGTTATCAAGCAAGTATCTAGCATTCAAGGTGATTATCAAGAGCAAATAAACTCAAGAGTTTTAGAGAAATTGAGAGTGGCATTAAGCCAGTTAGATGAAATATATTATGAAGATTGGACTAAGTATAGACAAACAGCAACATTTGTTAATGCTATAAAAGCATTAGAAAAACTAAAGGATTAACTAATATGTTATACGATTTATCCAAATTGCCTTTGGCAACACGACAAGCAATAGAGAAAGATTATTTTGAAATGTTTTCTACATTTCCTAAAAGATTATTCTCTATTGGTCAAGATGCCAAGACTGTTAAAGGTGAAGAACTAAATGTTCTAACTGGCATCATGTACTTAGCACCATATAAACTAAGTGGTGTTAATGTATGTCCTATGGCTGACGTTGCTAAGTGTCATGAAGGCTGTTTAAATACAGCAGGTAGAGGGCAATTTACATCTAATCAGATGGCAAGGTTGAGAAAGACTCTATTCTTTCAACAATATTCTGGAGTGTTTCAAGTTGTATTACAAAAAGAAATCGACAGATTGGAAAGAAAAGCTCAACGTATGAACATGACACCTATGATTCGATTGAATGGTACAAGTGATATACGCTGGGAATTAGAAATTCCTCACATAATAAAAAAATATTCTCATATACAGTTCTATGACTATACAAAAATACCTAACAGAAAGTTAGGTAATATACAGAACTATGATGAAACATTTAGTTATTCTGGAGTGAAAGAGTATCAACCTATGGTTGCTAAAGCACTCAAGAAAAACATGAGAATAGCTGTAGTCTTTAGAAGTAAAGACAATCAACCAAGAACTTTCA